TCACTATCAATATCAGCGTAAATTCCAAAAGCGTACTCCCCCCTGGACGCATAGTAAGGCGCGGGATAGGTAAACTGTGCAGAAAAAGATTCTTGTGGTTGCAAGCCCTCAACCCTTTGTTGATTAGCTAACACGACTCCTGGATAAAAAGAGACAGAATTATTTGTTACAATAGCCCTAGAAGGTATTTCTTCTGTAAACTCCCATAAGCCAATGTTAAACGGCTGCGCGGTATCTCTACCGATGTTTCTGACCCTAAAAGAGAATACAATTTCTGGAAATTGAGAAGGACCAGTATACACGCCCTGCCCGTTAGGGTTACAATAACGATACGCCTCGGAGGGTGACGGGGGAGGATATACTCCTTGCCCGGAGCAATGAATTTCTGGTAACGAAACAATAAAGTTTTCTACGATTAGATCTGGTTTTGGTGCAAAGCCCGTAGAACGATCATCACCAGCGAAGCCAGTTCCACCGAATACTTTTGATTGGCCCGGAACAGTAAACACTGTTGAGTGTGGTGGTTTGCCATGAGAAGTAATTACATCACCCGCTAAGGAAGCCTTCATCCCTTCAATAAAAATATTCTGTGATCCCGGCCCTATAATGAGTCCACCTGCCGAATCAGTTTCAACTCTACACACACCCTTACCTTCTATCGTAACTACGTTGCTTCCGGTCTGGGTATGTCCCTGACAGCTTGCTAGAGTGCCTTCAACACACAAAAGAAAACTCACGGCAGAACAATCTCCGTGTTGAATTCTTCTATCTTACCTGTAGAGGTTACTAGGAATTTGGGGTTGGGTACATAGGTTTTTAATACAATATCAAAACTTTTCCTAATGACCCTATCCTCTTTGTCTCCCGCAGAGTCTTCACCGACAGCGTTCTCTTTTTCTATAAAAGCTTTAGCAAGGGTTGAGAACTTAGTAGGCACATTCATTTCTGGATTAAATTTTAATCTAACTTGCTCTAAGATCTGATCCATATCAGCGTTATACTTACACCAGATATTTAAAGAATAGCTGATATCTACTGGTCTTGGAGCTAAACTAAGAACTCTAAATGCCCTGTTTTTTTCCTTATCCCAATACTTCTCATTGACTAGAATACTCTCCTGTCGCCTTCTGGAATCATCATTTGCAGAAGTAGTTTGAGAAATAGTTAGCATAGGTAAAATTATGTTTTCTTCCTGCTTAAGCTTGGCAATAGCTCTCTCTGCGTTTGCATGAAGACATTTTATTTCTTTAAACTTATCTTCAGGAGAAATGTAGCCAATGTCATTAAATGCAGAGATCATAGCACGGAGAGAATCTCGATAGACAAAAGATATATTCTGCTTGGCTTGAGTCATATTGAATATCTTTTTTCTAACATCCCCTTCCCTTGTAGGATAATACCTATTTCTACTTAGCGTAGAACTAGCATCCCAATCAGATATAACTTCTATTGAACTTGTCATAGCTCTTCTATTGCTCCTCCGTACCCACCTAAATCCTCGCTAACTTTTGAGAGAGGAGTATCTTGAACTTCAGTATTGTCGCGAAGAAGTTTGGCAGAGCACACTAAATGATAAACTCCATACGCTTCGAAGCTGTCCTCAACCACCTCGAAGATCTCATACTTCTGCTCTTGAAACATAGGCTTGATTACGTCACCAGGAATGACAGACCTACCAAGCTTGGTCTCAATGTAGCTCTTGTTAAACGTAAATAGCTGATCGTTAGTAAGCTCAATACCGAACTGGGTAAGCTCCTCTGACATGGAGATAGGATCGTAGTGCCCATGAACTGTGATGGGTGTCTTGGACACTACCTTGCTCCTCTCCTCTCGATACACATCGTCGTAGTTGTCTGACTGGTAATACTTATAGAAGTGAAACTTGGAGCCAGCTAGACGAATCATCTCATCATCTACAAGGTTGAACAGGTTGATGTCAGGGTTGTCCTGATCAAATAGACTAAGCGCACTGTCATCCGTATCAATGTCTGGCAGTGCTGGTAGCTTAGTCGTTACCTTGTAGTTCTTGTTGCTCATCAGGGACGGCCACCCGGCGGGTAGTCAATAGACTCAGGGTTTCCGCTCCTGGGCGTTGTGGTTACCGCACCGCCTCTCGCGGCCTTGATTTTTTTAGCGTTGGCTTTTCTTTGAGCAACAGCAGCATCTTTTTGAGCTTTCTTAGTCTTAGCTTCACCTTCAGGCGTGTCTTGCATATAATCAAACCTACCCTCAGAGACAAGACCAAGAGACTCGGCCATTA